TATCATTAACTCTAACCGCATATGTTGTTGCACTTAGCCCTGTTTTAACCGCAGGTAATGTTGTGACAATATCGGGTGATAAAACAGGACTCAACCATTGTACTGTATATGGAGGTGTACCACCTGTCAATAATAAACTTATTGACCCTGAATTAGTGTTTGAACAATCTCCTGTTACCGATATGTTATAGTTAAAAACTGACATTATATACTACATTCTATATTAATATTTATTCCAACATTTAAAACTACCGTTTCTTGTAAATTTTGTGGTAAACAATTTAAGTTGGTTATTGTTAGTTCATTACCATTCAAAAAGTAAGTATATCCGTAATTGTATAATGTTGGTAAATAGTCAATTAAGGCATTTCTCCATTCTGAATTTGTAGGTACATCATTATATCCATACCCAGTATAGAACGTTTCTTGTATTAATATATCACCAGCAATTCTTAAGTCAACAAACCACTCAGTTTGAACTGAATTTTGACTACATTGATTTAAAGTCAATCCACTTGATGACAACATATTATTAATTCGATTAGAAAGAATACTATTGAAATTTGAAACTGTAATGTCACCATTTAACCATGGGTAGATATTAAAATCAACATATTCAGTACTACATGTATAGTCAAAAATATTTGAGATGATAAAACATGGGTCAACAGGGACTGGCACAAATTGACAACCTCTTTGTCTTCTATAAACAAACTTTTGTTTATGTAATACTGAGTTTTCTAATCTAACCCCACCATTCCAAATGGTTGTTGCGGGAACCATCTGTTCCACCAACTTAGTCCAATAAGGACCAATACCATTCACGTAATCAATTAACTTTTGATAAGTGTACTTGTTGTTAGGTAACCCAACAGTTTGTTCTGATTCGATGTATTTCCACCAAATAGATTGTAATGTAGGATAACCACCAGTTTTACCGTCAGAGATATATAATCTGTTTCGGGTATTAATCATGTTCTGCCAAAAAGTTTGGGAGAATTCAAAGAATGTTTTCTTCTTTGGTTTTGGGTCAACATAAGTCCAATCAACCCCACCAGGAACAGGATAACCAACTGTCAAACCTGATTCAGGTATTGGGTAGTCATATTGTCTTGATTGTTCCCAAACATCATAAACAAGACCTTGAGCGGGATTTAAGAAAATGTCAACATTCTTAACGTTCAACACCAATTTCTCATTATCAACAAAGTAATAAGCATTGTAATCTCCTTGAGTTGAAACTCTAACTTTATCGTCGTCCGCTAACCAAGATTTATTATTATCAACAATCTTCTGAAGTTTAAAACCTTCAGTCATATATGGGAAATCCCTAAACCTATTCAAATAAGTTTGACCATAAGTGAATGGTTGTAATTGTGTTTGAATATTAAAGTTTTGACCTGTATAAACATTTCCTGTAATAGTGACCTCATCAGGACTTCTATGTTGAGGAGTTTGTTCATACCAACCCGCACCAATTTGGAAGAAATAGTTTTCAGTATTAACAGGGGCATTTGGATAACCTTCAAAATCAATAGGATAATTTTCCAAAGTAATGTTCACATCTTGGTAAGTCGAGTTTGTTGTGAATGCGGTAAAGATTTGTCCTTGAATACTATAAGTTTGTCCTACAGCATAAGTTGGTGTTTCTTGTATGTAAGTACCACCAGATATTTGAGCCCATTGAGTATAGAATTGGTCCAAATTAATTTTTTGGTCAGCTAAATAAATGTGTTCATTGTATTCAATTAATGAATCAGGTGCTCCAATCAATCTCAATAAAAATTCAATTGACCTTCTCGTACCTTTTGATTTGAACAAATATGAAGCATTAAGAATTAAATTTCTGTAGTAAGCATAGTTTAATTCTGTAGGCGTTAAAGCTCGAGCATATCCAGGATATGTCGGAGTTGATGTATTACCAAACACAGATGATAAGAAATCTTCATTTGTAATTGGTGAGAAGTTTGATGACCATCCAAGTGTTGCAGACAAATTGACCAACAATTGTGATGGTATATCATTTGATGGATTGTAGTTTACAGAATTCATGTAAGCTAATCCTTCAATAAATGTTTTGATTTGGTCAAAACTTCTTCCGTATATTTGGAATATCTTTTCAACTTTTCTACCCAAAGTATCAAATTCTTTTAATGAATCTGAAACTAAAAATCTTGAAATAAGATTTGTTTTAAATGAATCCAAATTAACGGCAATTGCTTGGATTTGTTCCAAATAAGAATCAAATAGAAAAGACCTAATGTCCAAATTCCACGGACCGTCTTTTGGCCAAGTAACTTGTTGGTAGTCAGTATATGTTTGACCATATTCATTTTGTTGTGGTACTTGGAATACCGCAGTATATTCAGGTCTAACTAATCTATTAACCAAAAACTTTTCAACTTCATCAAAATCTTCTTGGAATGTCTTATCTACAACAAAATCGTTAGGTCTGATTTGATACTCTTCTTGTATTGTTGTTGCGGTAGTACCAAATGGAGCCCCAGACACATAAAATGTAAGGTCACCTGAAGATAAAGTAACAGAAGGAATAAACGCAAGAACTTTATAGATGTTATCATTAATACTAACACAATAATCTAAATAAGTTTCATTTAAATTTCTATATACAGATGTTGTTATTTCACTTGCAGCTAAATTAGTTGCCGCACTAACAGAATAATCAATGTCAAACGGGTTTCGTATTCTATCAACATTAACTTTAAAGTATGTTTCATCAGCTTGGACATCGTACACAATGTCATATGCAGTGTTACCCGTTATGTAATCACCATTACTAAATTTTATATCTAACGAAGCAGGAAAATAGTTGATGATTTTTGTAATTGACACCCTAAATCTTTCAGATAGGGAACCATACATTGAAAAGTTAAGAACTTGAGTTATATCGAAGTTTGGATAAACCCTAAATTGTGTTGCTAATATCCTCCTACTCTGCTCAAGACTATCGATATTCATCATATCCAAAGTCATCGGTTCAGAGAACGCCCCAACATTGAAGGTTCTATTAACTTTTTCAGTTACTCCTGTTGTAAACTCAAAATTACCTTGCGTAAGTCCTCCACCCTCGACAGTTTGTAATCCTACAATGTTGTCAGAGAAGGTACCCGCACCACTACCTGGTCTTGGTGGGTAGAAGTATTTAGTATTTGTCGTGTTTACTGCCATTAACTAGTTATGTTTGTAAAGTTTTTACTGAAATCAATATTATTACCTCTACTTTGTCTAACTTCATATAACAACGCATTAAATTGGTCTCTAATTTCATACAAGTTGTATTGTCTGTATATGTTATTTTGAGAGTCATAAATTGTGTAGATACCATCATCAATTGATTTGGTTTGATTACCATAAAGAGCAATTGCAAGAGATGATACATCGTATTCAACCATTTCAATTTCCAAAGTTATTGGGTTGAAGAAAGTATTTGAAATAATAATATTTTGATTTGGTTGTCCAATAAACGGTGTTGCGTTTGGATTGTTTGTTGGTGATGAAGATGGGGATAATGTTAAGAAAATCAAATTAGAATTTCCTTCAACATATCTATATCTAATACTTTTTTGTGTTGTGTTAGTTTCATTCGTAACAACTGGTTCACAGAAGAACGATGAGGTAACAACTCTAAAGAAATTAGGTATCTTTGAACCATCAGGATTTAAATATTCAATTCTAAACCCAACTAAACCTTGTGGTACAAATTTGTTTTGGTATTGTGTTGGTACATTTGTAATATCAATTACAATACCTTTGACATTTGGTAAAGCATTTAACACACCACAATCAGTAATTCTTGTTCTGATTTGAGCGGGTCTCAAATATAATGTGTAAATCCCAAGAGTGTTAAACTGTTCTGCGGGTAATGTTAAATTGTATAATCCACCCAATACCTCAACACCAGCATTTCCACCTGTTTGAGTATTGTTGAAATAAGGCTTAAGAATTGTTTGTGCATCAAGTTGAGTTAGGATAAAATTATCCGTAACGTCCCTTGATGGAGTGTAATTCATAATAATTTGAACGTCTTCTGGTGAGACATCACTTGGTCGTATTGTGCCGTATGAACCTATTGCCATATCTTTTTATCTTATAAATAGTTTAGTTCTTTTTTTCAACGTTAAAAAATCCATATCCGTAGTTAATCATGTCACCTAAATTGTCAACTTCACCTAATCTTTGGATTCTCTCATATGCCGAATTCTTTCCTCGTTCAACAAAAACATTTGTTTGTATCTGTGGTTGGTCAACCGCTTTAAGTAAAACTTCCTCTTTTGTAATTGGTCTTGCAGTTAAATTATTTTCAGTAAATCCTGATGACTGTTCAAAGAATATTGTTGTTCCATCAATGTAATCATAGTAATCAACTGAATTAACTGTATAGGCGGTAAACGTTGTTGCGGTATTAGTTATCGCCCCCCATATTTGACCATTCTTAATAACAGGAACACCAACTTGAAATTTATACGGTCCATACATTGCCAACTCATTAAGTTTAGATTTTGTTAAACCTGAAACAGTAAATGGAACCGTTGTAAAATTATTTGATGTTTGAGCTGACACCACATTGACCGCATCCCCTGAAAAGATGTAATTATAACTAATTGGAGTATCAAACCAATTACCACCAGCAGGGATAAAGAATGCTTCACCATTTGGGTTATTAATAACCACATCGGTAAATGGTGTTGTCACAGTTTTTGAAACTTTTGTGACACCCCATGGATTAGTTTGTTTTAATGTTATGGTATATTGAGCGTTCGCAACAGGATAAGTATGTGTAATTGAATTTGGTGTGTATGTCACAATTGTTTGTTCGGGACTTCCATCACCCCAATCAACTTTATATGACGACAATTCAAGGAATTTTTGAAATTCACTCGACGTATTATAAATGTCATAGACATATGGGTTGGTAGTTGTTGATGAAAATATAAAATTAGCAACAACATCTTTTTGTAATACGGCACCATCAAATGGACTATAATAACCAAAGTCAACCGCGGTTTGTCTAATCAAAATTGGGATTGTAACTCCTGTTAAAAGTGAACTTCCATTAGGTCCCGCACTTAATACTTGTGTCATTGCAGAATAAACACCAATTGTTTCACCAGTATAACTTGGTCCAACGTTTTCACCCTGTAAGTTAACTGTAAAGATGTCACCCTTAATTGTTTCAGGTGATATTATAATATTATAGAAATCTTCCATTATGGATTAACATATTCATACCATTTTATGGGTTCCAAAGTACCCGCTCTTTGACCATCATTAAGATATATCGTTTGATTTGGATTCATGTTAAACACTTGATATTCGTGTTTATCATAATCAAGATGAACCCTATAATAAAAATATTGTGACTTATCAAAAACGTATTTATTACCCGATAATGACGATTGTGGCATATTCATCATTTTAACAAACACACCTTGTTTTGCATCATAAAACTTTGCGGTCATATAAAACGTACTAATATCCAAGAATGTTCTCTTTTTTAACCAATAAATAAAGAACCCTTCTTTGTCTCCAACATAGTCTAAAACAAAATATGGTTTTTTAATTGTAACAGGTGTTGTTTGCATTATTGCATCCATCTTTAATCCCTGTTGTGTTGGGATAATAATTGTCACATAATTTTTTTGTCTTTTTTCATCAAAATTATCATACAAATCCAATTTGAAAAATGAGTTTGTAAAATTATTTGTATAGTAAAAAATCTCTTGGGTTGTAAATCCTTCCGCAACATAATTGTTCTTCCAATTAACTGTATCATCTAAACTACCACCTGAAAAAAAGTTGAACTCGTATTTGATATCTGTTGGGTCAGTTGTTGTTCCCGTTAATGGTGAATGAGCAAATCGTGTAACCTCAAAGTCTCTACCCGTACCAATAACCTCAGTTATTATTTTACTTTCATACTCATCAATACTTTGGTCCAAACCAAGATAATCCCAAGTAAATTGAATTGGGATTGTAAGTTGTTGGTCAACTATACCGTTTTTTTGAATTTTTATTTTATTCACACTCATCGACTAATGGTTTTATTGGGTATTGAACTCCAAGTGTATTATAATTTATTCCTTCAGGTATTAATCTAAAGACAAATTCTTTGAATGGGTATTGAGCACTATTAAGAAATGGATAATCAACACCTCTATCAAGATTGTCTTTAAACCCATAACTATACAAATCCCTCCATCTGAATTGTTCATCGGAATTCGAATAGTATGAATAAAACGGTACGTTATCGACCTGACCCACATTGGCAGTTTCAACATAATCAGAAAAAACTCTAATGGTCATTAAAGTATGTGGTTGATAATAAAACCCAGGACTGTTTGTATCGTAAGTAGTGGTTGTTTGAAATACGTTTTGATTGTAATTTATCTTTTGATAATATGGTGAAATAACTCTTTCAATTTGGTCGTAGTCGTTCCACTCACAAAAATCACCATCAACCAAATCACCAATATTTAAATTTTTGTTATAATAAAATGTCTTGGTAACACCGCTCGTTAATGTATAGTTTTCAGTTTGAATGTTTGTATCAGAATCGTTGTTAGTTAATTCCCACCAACCACTAACAGGCGATGTTAAATTAAATTCCCAACCTTGTTTTAATCCAATACCATTATTTGGTTGGTTAAAATAACCTGTATATCCCTTATTGATTATAGTTAAAAACAATTCACTAACAGGTCTTTTTTGATTATCTAAAACACCATTTAATTCTAAATCGTAATTAGCAGTAATATTATATGAATTACTACTCGTCTTTTGTGAAATCCTTGAAATTTGATTTGGGGTAATTGAACTGTATTCAAATTTTTTTTCTTCACTGAACACGTTTTTTTCAAATCCGTTTTTAGAAATAATACTTCCATCAACATCTGTTAATATTTTGTGTTCCCTAATATAATATTTAGATTTTGTCTCTAAAAGATTATCAGGATTAATGACTCTCTTAAATGTTCCTGTAACACTATTTGCAAAAGTTGTTCCCGTGTATCCAAAGTTATATATGTTGAATATGTAAAGGTCACTATCAAGTTCATTATTACCTAACGAATAAACTTGAAATAAATTTGTTTGATTATAAAAAAACGATAGTTCAACATATTCTCCAACGGTTAATCCATGTGGGGCAATACATTGAAATCTAATCACATTACTTCCGTTTTGAGTTCCGTTGTAAATTGAGAATGGAATACCTTCAGACGCAATCCAATTATATGAACTATTATTTAAATCATAAGATAATTTTTTATCGTAGTTATTACTGTAGGCATAACTTATATAATACGTCCAATTATAGGTGTATGCACTTTTTGCCCTGTATTCAATATGTTGGTCGGATATGTAAGGTCTATAAAAATCAAACTCATAATACTGAGGATATCCCTTCCAAATACCACTAACGGAAGATTGTTCAGGTTCCACATAATATAACGTATTTTTAAATGGAACGTATTCGGTAGTCCCTGTATATGTATTTGCATATAAATAATTTACTTTAAACGTTGGTCTAAATGTTGAACTACTTTGTCTTTCATCGTCAAAAACTTGAGCAAGACTGACACTTTGACTTCTATCGTATTCAACAATTTGTTGAGCTTGTTGCTCCAACGTTATTGAAATATCTTGGTCAACAAAAGGTGCCGACTTATATTCCTGACTACTTGGTATGATTGTATACTTATTCACCTACAGAATATTTTGTTTTGAATTTATCCAAAGCGGTATTACCTTTGATTATTCCAAAATAGAAATGATTAGGAGCACTAACTAAGAATTTACTTGATTGTACTCCAGCCATACTAAAAGAATATTCACCATTAGAATTCACATTAAAGATATAACCTCTTTGATATATATCACTAGTGTTATTTGCTCCAACAAAATATGTTGGTGGATTAATATTTCTCCTATCTAAAGATTGATAATTGAACCCAAAAATACCACTATTACTTAAGTTTGGTGATTCATTGGTTTTCCAATCATTATCTTGCGAGCCAAAAATATTTTGTATTCCTGGTTGTGATAACTCCCATTGATAAAATGGAACATATTGTGATTTTATACCATATGGGTAAGTTAACGATGTTGTTGGGGTTGGTCTAAAGTTAATGACTCCTGGACTCAAATAATCTTTGTTTTGTAAATCTTCAGTTGTCGAAGAAAAGAAAACTCCCATTGTTGGGTTATCCAACCCTCCTAATATAACGACAGGGTCATCACTATTACCATACACAGGATAAAATTCAGGTGAAAATGGTATAACACCATATTCAGAATTTATTGACATACTTTGTGCCAAATCACCGTCGATTCTATAATCAGGTCGACTAAATAATTGATTTAATCCATTGTCGCCAACATTTGGAGATATAAGTTGCTGTAACCAACCTTCATCCGTAATTCTACTAATCACAAAAAGATTTACCAAATCCGAGGTATCCGAATAACTAGATGGATTTAAACTATCCATTATATAACCTTTGGCTGAAGCGTCATAAATAATTTCTTTATATATGTCACTTTTAACACCTAAATTTATAATTGTAGTCGGAAATAATAAATTCCTATCATTTACTGGTTCTTGTAATCCAACGGTTGGTCGTCCAATAAACCTTTGTGATGTAGTACTACCCGAATAATATGGCGAACTTCTATAATAGAAATTATTCGTACTTTCATCAAAATAAACTAATTGTTTTGCAAATTTTGGGGGTAATGGTTTATTTTGATTATCAAAATAAGTATCCACTTGTATTGGGAACATATATAAAGACCCGTTAACCCAATTATTAGTAAACGTTTGAGCCAAAACTCCTCTACATAACCCATAAAAAAATCTAAATCTATAACCCCATTCCGCCCAAGCATTGATATCTTTTTGCAAATCGTCCCATGGATTAACTACAAAAACATAACATCCGTTTTGAACTGAATCAGCATTATTACATCCAGCCTTAACTCCAAAATTAACACTATTACCAGTGTAACAATTAAGTCCAACCATATTTTCACATACACTTAGTGTTTGAAGTACGTTAATACTAGCGATTTGACCTTCGATGTCCGCAGTTGCGACTGACGCACCAGTACTAAATCCTTGAACAACTATTCCATCGATTGTTGTTGTTTCAATTGTGTAAATAGCAAATCCAAGGTTTTGTTGTAACAAACTAACATTACCTCTCAAATTACCACTATCAATATAATCTGAAGATGGTAGTCTATCAGTCCTCATAATGTTTTTAGAATAGTTAGTTATATTCAATTGACTTGTACCTGTCAAGGATGGGTAAAGGATTGGACTAAAATAGAGGGTACCAAATGGTCCGTAACTGACTTGTGTATTAGGTAATGTAGATGTGTTTGCAGGGTATTGAGTTAAAGGATTTCCTCTAAGTATTGCACCTCCAGACAAATCTTCCGCAGTATCATACTCATTAACTGACACCGCACTATCGTAATAGACATTTGTAGTTAAAGTTGACACTCCTTTAGCAGTGCCATAAATTGGTGTTTGATTAACAACACTAGATGAAGTATATGTCGCACCAGGAACTATTACCGCTCTGCCTGTTGATATTCCATCTAATGCTCCATAATAACCGACGTTACTAGTAGTATATGAAGAATACTGTAAACCAGGTGTTGTAGAACCAATAATACCAGGAGTATAGAAATTAGATTGGAAATATATATTGTCTTGATTATTGTGTTGTTGTATTGAAGTTGGTGAGCCATTTGGAATTTTTTGTATTGGTACATTAAGTCTTGTTGATGCAGTAAATGTCCAATTAACATCATTTTCGTTAGTTCCAAACAAAGCTCCGATAGAATATTTATTAGTCAACAATGGAGAATAAGGGTCAACACCTCTTTGTAATACTAAAATTACTTGGTCAGTAAAATTTTCAAAATAATCTGTAGGATTTAAACTAACGGTACTTTCTAAAGTTGCAGCATTTGACGGATAACCTATAGTTTGTTTTTGGTAATTTTCAATAATACTATTTTGTCTTAATACTCCCTCATAAAAACCACCAGAACTTGCAGAGTTTGGTAATACAGGTACAGTTACACCATTAATTGTCGTTGTACTTATTGTAATTGCCGTTAATACTTGATAATATTCTATATCTGAAGGATATAAATATCTTTGACAAGTGTCTCCACTATTGGTTACGTTAAATGTTGCAGTTCCAGCCAAAGTCGCTATTGAAATACAATTATCATTTATAATTGTTTGAGTACCCGTAGTTGTGGCATTGTAAGTATTACTATTTCCATTACAATCCCCATAAGTTATTGTACCTAAATTGGTCACATTAACAGTAACACTATTAACACATTGTACTGAAGTATTTTGCGGTATAGTATATACTGTAGTTAATTCATTATTTGTGTTGTTAGGGTCAGCATATTTAACATTAATATTAAATTGATTTGTTTGTAATGTACCATTAATACCTCTAATAACATTACCACCAGTATTACCTGTCCATAAATAATTTTTATCAGTACTTGTTGTAGGCTCAACAAAAGTTAATAAAGTACCAGCATCAAGACTTGATGTGGCTAAAATAGTTAATGTATTATCGTAATGATAAGTTAAATTATTGTCCGAAGCAAAAGTGACTTTAATTTTATTAACACCCTCAAAATATTTGTTTCTGGTATTAAAAACATTTATTCTTTCACCGATAGGTAAAGTTTGTTTTTGAATTGAGTAATCGAATCCTGCAAGTGAACTTTTAGCACATTTAAATATTAATGGGTTATCAATACTTCCATTACTAAATGTAGCCATAGCCTCGGAAATTGTTGTAGTTAAATTTGCACTGTATTGTCCTGATAACGCATTAGTATATAATGCAGAATTGGATACTTGACTAAGTAACCCAGCACCTGGAATAGATGATTCAGAAGTAGTACTTGGTGGGATATAGTTATCTCCACAATTACAAGCTTGACAATCAGGATATGTAATCATCGGTATTTTGAAAGATGGGATTTTAATCTTATCAATAAATTCCTTTATATCCTTAACTTTACTTAACAGGTAAACCCACAATCCAAGTTGTATTGTAGTTGATGCAATACCACCAGCACTAGTTCCTCCCGTAAAAATAAGCATCGCAATATAAACCAAAATCATTAAACTTAACTGAATGATATTTTTAGAAATCCAAAAACTTAAAGCAACTAATAACGGATTAGCAAACTTATTTAAAATTGCCGCAGCGACATGATATACAAATAATAATGGTACACCAATTACTTGAATTATTTGAAATACGATTGAAAATAAAAAATATAATAAATCAAAATTTCTAAACCCTTCATTAACAGGGAATTTATTAATAGTACTATCACAATCTTGACTATCGATTTCTTTAATACCAATAAACCTACCTCGACCACCGTTTTTAAATTCGTCAATTAATCCCGATACTGTATAAACACGATTATATTGGAATTCATAGAAAGTGTCCTCACAAGATACCGCAGCGTCAACATTTGTATAACCCGACCAATCTAAACCAAAATAATATGAACCCGCCAATCTTTTTTTAACAGATGTTAACGTTGAATAATTTGGGTCCGCATTAACATTTGACCACCCATATTCTCTAACATTAGGGACTAAATAATATGGTCTTCTTGTTTGTTCTGTTAATGTTGGAGGTTGAGACCATTTAATTTTAAATCTATATTTAGCCTTTGTAGGTATACCTATTGTTGGGTCGTTAGATATTACATTTTCACCAAATTCATTTGTAATGTAATAATCTAAATTCATTGGTAATTCTGTTAACCAAACCCCATCACCGTCAATTATATTTCCAGCTTGTTCTAATTCATATTGTTCTAATATTGGATTTCCGTCACTACCTTGTTGAATAGTTTGTCTAATTGCCAATATTTGTCCAGGACCCGCCTGTAAAGAACATAGATTACCCATGTCGTCTTTTGGTTTTGCACTTTGTCTAATTCTAAAACCATCAGCAGTAGAATAAATTGACCCCATAAAAACAGATGTTGGTTGTATGTCAATATTTGCATTATCTCTTAAATCAAAATCAAGTCGGTTAATTGCAATATCACAAACAGTTGGGTCTCCCCATAATGGAGATATCTCCAAATTTTTAACCAAATTTACAATTTGAGGTAATGAATTAATATCGTTTGAAGTTCTAAATCTACTACCCGCGACTTGTGCCTCAGTTGCTAAACCCATTCTAATTAAATCTTGTGGTGTCAATGAAAACTCACCTATGTCAGATAAATCAACATCCATGACAACAGTTTGATAACCAAGTGGGACACCCATAATCATGTAGTCACCACTGTCATTTGTTTTGGCAGTAAACTTATAATACTTATCAAATATTTCTACCGCAGTAGAACCTGTCAACGCATCTAATCTTGATGGTAATGTTCCTGTGGCTGCGTGAGTTGAATATGACTTTTCGTAAGGTAGTAAGTTGTATCTATACCCATCCTCGTTTTTGTCTGTTGGAGATTTGTATGGGTATATACTTGAAATGATTGGGTTGGACTCATCGATATTTGTAATTGGGATAAATATTGATACTCTGGCGTTAGGTAAACCGAATCCGTTGTTAGCAGTTATTCTACCAACAAGAACTCCATAGTCAGCACAACTTCTTGTATAGACATCCTCTTGTTGTAGTTTTAAAGATAAAATCTCTAATTGTTCAAACTCTTGGTCTAATTGTACGTTGATGGTTTTGGTTATACCTAATTCAGTCCTTATTCTATATGATTGACCCATTAATTTCTTTAATTAATAAATAGTTTATGCAGGATTTTTAAAGTGAACCCACACAATTAAATAATAATCTAAAGAAAAAATAAATAAACTTGTTAAGAGAAAGTAATTGATTGGAAGTTCTTAACCGAAACTCTAATATCTTTACCAGGATATCTAATCTGATAAACTTGCGATGGTTGAGCAAAAATCGTGTCGTCAACAGGCGCAATCATTTTAAGTGCTGGGTCTGAGTATTCCATAGATGTTTCAGCTGACGAATATTGTCCTCCAACTTCATTGAATACGTCCAAACTAGCAACCGTCAATACACCATTTGTATTTTGAATAATACTTCTAATTTCTGATAGGTATACATTCTGTCCTAATTGTCTTGTTTGTGGGTTGAAATATGCTGACACTTTATCAATAACACTTGAGATAACCTGTCCTGAGTTTTGAGCAGAGTCCAATACAATCGAAACATCAACACTCAGGTCAATAACTTCAGCACTGAATATTGATATGTAGTCATTCATCATACGATAGTTTGATAAGTAATTTGCAATATTTTGTCTCAAAGTATTTGACACAATATTTGTCAATTTACCTGATGTATCATAAGATAATATTTGAATTAGAATCTTATTGTCGTTTTCTGTAATAGATACTTTTGCAGGTGCCCCAAACTGAGCTGGCATGTTTCTAATAATTGATTCATAATCCTGTACCGTAACCGCTCTCTTTTGAGCCGCGAAGTTAAACGATACATAGTTTCTAATCTCCTCTAATGATGGTATACCCGCCCCACCAACCGCTGCAGTTACGTTAACACATCTTAATGAGTTAACCACCGCTGAGTTTGTTGTTTCAGATGGACCATTAACAAAGAATGAAACGGTACCAATTTGGTTGATTACGTTTGTACCTAAGTTTGTTGCCAATCCACCACCCACTCTATACTGAATAAATAAAGTAGAGTTTGGTGTTAAAGTAGAACCTAATGAGAAGTTGTTTGAATATTTTTGAAGTTCTAGTGTTGTACCTAAAGTTGTGAACTGATTCAATTGGTCTTGAGCAGTGTTTGTACCACCACCAAATGTCATCTTTTTAAATCCTTCAGGGGTATATTCGGTAATGAATCTATTTTGTGTTTGAATGTATCTACCCACTTTAATACCAGGTTGGTCAGATACTTTTGTTGGGTCCTCAATAAAGACTCTATCTTCAGCTAAAGCGTCTACCTCATACCATCTATTTTCAGCACCTAAAAATTCTGCGGTTGTAGGTATGTTTGTGTATTGTGTACCATTTTTTAATAACACACTTGTAATACCCAATACATTTTTTTCAGGTAAGAATAATTCAAAGAATGGTTTAACATCGTTGGCACTTATAACTCTTTTAAAAACTTTAGTAATACCATTAACAACAATTTCTCGTTTGGTAATGGTATAGTTAACTAAGATATTATTCGAGTTGAAGTTAGGAATTTTTAATCTGTTTGGAAATCCCTGAGCATTGTATGGTGAAGCAAAATCAATATCGTAAACATTTTCAAAAACCACACCTGCTCCAACAACTTGAGAACCTCTTAATAAGGTACCAAGATATCTTTCATCTTCTTTATCCCCAAATGCTGGAACTGTAACCGAGAAATCAACTAAGGCAACTGATGGTCTTTGACCTGGTAATTTTAAACCATAAGTTCTGGCAATATTATAAATAGATGACCTTTGTTGAGCATATTGTAATACGGTCTCTTGGATACTTCTATCAATATTATAATGTAAGTTGTCCGCAATTGCTGCGTTTAAATCGATAAATACTGAGAATACCGATGCATCATTAAAATCCTGTATTAAGTCAGGATAATATGTTTTTGTATAATTTAAGAGTTCAGTTCTAATTGACTGATAATCTCTGGTAGCGTACGATATTCTATTATTTGCCATTTATATTAAATATTGATAATTACAAAATCACTCTGTCCATATGTTGACCCGTTGGTTGAGTAATCTAATCTTATTTTTGCAGTATATTCAGAAGTACCTTTACCAGGAAATCTGTAAATTGATGACTCGCTAGTCCCTAACAAATTTTGTCCTGTCGCAATATCAACCTCCTCTTGTGCATCTGCTGGAGTTATACTTAAACTATTAACCAACAAGTTTGGCATGAATGTTTCAATTGCGTCTCTGATGTCAGATTCAATAGCATTAAACGTTAATCCATCAAATGGTTCAAAAAGGAATTCATACAGTCTTGTACCAAACTGAGGTAAATAATACCTTGAGCCCTTTCTAGTTAACAATAAATGTATTAAGTCAGCTTTAATTTCCTGAGACTCTAATTCGGTAAGTTCTAAATAGTCACCTCGTCTTGAATCCCTAAAGGGAAAATTTATACCATAAGTAATTCCATCTGCCATAACAATAAATATAATGCTATCTAATTTTCTTTAAATAGATTAAAAATGAAAAATCCCGAT